GTCAAAGGCTCAGGTAGCCGCGCTCGAATTCGCTGTACCGCTTCTGCGGTCAAAGGCTCAGGTAGCCGCGCTCGAATTCGCTGTACCGCTTCTGCGGCTTGTGGTCCAGGCTCGGTCCGGTGCCGGCGCCTTTCAACTCCGGCAGCACCTCCACAACCTTCGCGGCCGCCGCGGCGATCTTCTCCGCCGCGTCCGCGCCGCCCAGGTCGATGCTGCCCAGATCCGCCAGCTTGACCGCCAGATCCAGCTTGGCCGCCGGCACGCCCAACGCGGCCAGCGCGATCTGCGCCCTGGCGTTGAGCAGCTGCGTGGCGTAATCCGCAGCCTGGGTTTTGTAGTCCGGTTCGATGGGCTTGGAGGGTTCGGCCGCGGGAACCGGTGCGGGCTTCGGGTCCGACGGCATGGGCTTGGGTTCGGGAGTCGAGGCGGGGGGTGACGTGGGCTTCGGGTCGGCGGGTGCCGGCTGCGGAGCCGTTTCGGGCGTGGGCGCCGGCGCGGGGGCCGGGGTGGGATCCTGTTCCGGGATCTTGATGGGTTCGTCCATATGCGTGCCTCCTTGATGCAAAATCCATATCATAAAAGCGCCCCCCGTCCGGGGAGCGCGTCTATGGCTCGTGCGTATGCTGGGTCGATCAGAAATCCGTATCGACGTTAGATCAGGTCGGATGAATCGAATTGGCCGCTCCTGTGCTTTTCTTCGATGCGCTTGACGTACTCGGGCCACTCGCGCATAAAGCGCTCACGGAGTTCCGGCGTCGCGCTTTCCCAGAACAGCACCTCGCCGTCCGGCGTGATGCTGAAGCTCCCGGGCGGCATGTACGTGAAGTCTTTCCGCTCCCAGGACACCTACATCAGCCTCCTTCTAAGGAATTCCACGACCTGCCTTGCAATCGGTCCGGCGGTTCCATTATACACCATCGCCACGGATTGCGCAATGAACTCGCCGCCGCTGTGCGTTGCCCGGTCGCCCATTTCCTCCCGGATGCTCCTATAGATGGCGTCCGCGGTGTTGTACTCCGCTCCAGCGAACGCGTCGATGCCTGTGAAGACGTCCTGTGCAATGGCGCGTCGAGCTGTCTCGTAGGCGCGAAGCTGCCCATCGCTCATGGGACTGCCCAGAATATACCCCGCATCCTTGAGCGCTACGGCGGTGTGAAGACCATGACCATATTCATGTGCCAGGATGGCCATTGGGTCGGTCACGCCCTTTGCCTCTCCCGCGCGCACCGACGCCTCCATAAAGCTCCTGATGCTAGACATTGACCGCCATTTTTCGGGGTCCAGCGCGACACCCGATCGAAAAACCCCGGTGATCGAGTCACGCCATGACCCAAAGGCCGCCACGCCTCCTTCAGGTTGTACGTAGAGATTGTCGATCAGCTTTTCCAGAACTGGGTAATCGGCAAACATTTTTCCGCTCGTCTCGGAGATGGCGTTCAATACGTCCCGCCCGAGCGCTTCGGGGCTGTTTTGTATGATCGGCAGCCCATCGGAAACCCTGAAAGCATTCGTGGTGGGAGATTCCATGCGCCCCAATCTCTGCGCCCTCTGGAACCCTTGTTCCAGCGCCGGATCGCTTCCGCCGTCCAGCCATCGCTTGAGCCGCGCCACCGCCTCGTCAATCGAGGGCAGCGCCTGCTCCTGCCGGCACAGGCATTGGGGGTGCGGCATGGGCAGCCGCTCGATCGGGTAGACGCCGATGCCCAGGCCCTCGTCGTGTTTGGCGTAATCATCGCACACGTCGGGTCCGAATTTCCGGATTTGCCGCTCGAAGTGTGAATCGGACAGGATCCACTGCATCCCGGCGCACAGCGGATTGAGTTTGGCCGCGGCCCTGTTGCCGCCCCAGTGCGCGTGGTTGATCGCCGTTCGGGCCAGCCGCATCGAGTTGTACTCGATCTGGTAGGTTGCCGGGATGGGCCGTCCGCCCTTGGCCGGCTCGCCCATATTGGGGTACAGCCGCCGGATGTCGATGGGCGCCGCCTCGCCCGGCTCCAGGTATTGTTCCAGCGCCCGGGAGATCTCTTTGAGCCCCTGTTGCTGCGCAAGGCCCTGCGTGATCACGTCTTCGATGCCCCATTGGAGCCGGCCGGTCTCATTCCATATCCGCCTGGACAGCGTCACACCGTCCCGGTACATGCGCCCCTCGAGGATCGACCGGATCGCTTCCGTCGGCGCGCGGGAAAGCACGCTCCGAAAGCTCCCGTCCACACCCACGCCGGCGGCCTGGAGTGTGTGCTCCATCCAGTCCCCGGTTTCCCTGACCGGGATCCGGGCGCTCTTGTCCATGCCGTCGGTGACGATGCCGTAGATGTCCCGGCGCAGCTGCCCAACGGTCTCTTCGAGCGATTGACGGTAATCGGTCAGCCACCGCTCGGTGAGGCTCCCGGCCCTGGCGTTGCGCGCCTGCCGCGCCATCTCCTCCGCCGCGCGCCGGTAGATGCCTACGATCTCTCGGTCGGCCTGGGAGACGATCCCCAAAAACTCCCGCCGCGCCGCGCGCATCTGCTCCCGCCAGGTGATCGCCATGCGCTACGCCTCCGTCCCGCCTCCCAGCTCGCTCACAGCCGCCATCCCAAACGCGTCCTGGGCGCGCCGCTCCGCTTGGATCTGCCGTAGTTCGCCTTCGGCGTCTGCGCCGGACTGCCACTTTTTGATGTAGTTCAGGACGCTGCGCGTGCCCGCGCGCACCTCCTGCAGGTCGTTCATCCGCTCGGACTCCTCGTCGTCCGGGATGGGGTAAAGGTGTTCCACCTTGACCGTGTGCTCGATCTCCGGCAGCTTTTCCGCACCCCAGATCCTCGCCATCTGCATCAGGCGCTCGACCATCCACCGGAGGGCGTCGTCCCACTCGGCCCATTTCTCCTCGCAACGGCACAGAAGCCCCCAGTACACCGCCCGCATCGCCTTGCCGCTGGCGGCGAACCCCTTCATGTCATCCGTGGAAACGTCCGGCACGCTGATCAGGTCATACATGTCGTCCCGGATCCGTTCGACCGTGTGTTCAAACCGCTGATCGTAGCTGAATTCCGCTTCCAGCATGGTCGCCGAAGCCTGGCCGGAGCCGGTGCGCTCCGGAGCGGTGGCCAGGTCGATCACCGCGCCCGGCGCGATCACCACCTTTTCCATCGCCTCCTGGGAGGCGTCCGTGAACACTTTTTGGGGGAACATCGAAAATTTCAGCGCATCGATGTCGTCGCTGCGCAGGTAGTTGTACGCCTTCTGGTTGTCCATCAATTCCCGAACGTCGCTCTCGCCCGACGGATCGCCGGTCAGCGCGTCGTTGACGATCACGTACGCGGGCACAAAGTCCAGGCCCGTCGGTGTCGCGTCCGATAGGGCCTGCATCCGCCGCCCGTAGCCGTCGTATACGCCGTCGTCCACCATGCAGCGCCCGTTCTCCAGCCACAGCCGCTTGCGCCGGATGCGCTGCCGGCTCTTGTCCGCCGCGTCGGTCATCCCATAAAAAAATACGATCCGACTCACGTCGCCGGCCTCGTTGGTTTCGTACACGAATTCGGTGGATGGGATGAACCGCACGGTGAGCGGTTGGCCGGGCCCGCCGCCGATGTAAAGCGCCACCCGTTTGCCGATGAAGCAGTCGCGCACGCCCTGAACCAGCCGGCGCGACCATTTGTTTTGGGCCAGCAGCCGGGCGATCCATTGCTCAAGTTCACCGGCAGCCTTGGCATCTTCCGCGGCCGCCACGATGCGCAGCTCCGGCGCGCGGCTCGCCATGAACCGGCTCTCCTCCTTGATCAGCTTCTTGATCAAGTTGGTCTTGATCTTGGTGGGCGAGTAGCCCGCGTTCTCGCTGGTCTCCCAATCCTGGCCAGGCCCGTCGTACAGCTCGTACAGCTTTACGAGCTCGGTCAGTTCCTTCGTCACCTCCGCGCCGTACAGTCCGCCCAGCTCCGTCCGGATCCAGTCCATGTTGATCATCTGCGTCTGCCCCTCCCGCTCACAAAGTGGTCGCGGCCGCCCAGGCCGTTGGTCATCAGCTCGGCCAGGCCCGTCGTCGCGTCCGGCGCGTCATCATGCTCGTTTTTCCCCTTGCGCTGGTGCCGGATCATCGCCCGGCAGTATTCGGGCCACCGCTCCGCCCAGTCTTTCGGAAAAAGCACGTGCTCCATGATGAACGGCGCCGCGACCAGGATCCGCGCTTCTTTGTTCGAGCGCTGCACCCGCGGGATTACCCGCGTCATGCGCCAGCGCTTCCGTTCCCACATCAGCCGTTCGACGTTGCGAGCGAATCCGCGCCCGCCGTTGTTCGACTCGATCCACGCTTCGTCCACGCCGTGCTCCACCAGCTTGTCCGCCACCAGAGGTTCCGTGAACTCCATGCCCTTGTCGCTAAACACGACGTCCAGCATGTATG